GCGACACCATCCGTAACTGGGGTGCTAAAATCGGTGCTAAGTTCACATTCTAAGTAGAAGTGAATATCTAAATAAAGGGTATCTTCGGATACCCTTTTTTATTCTCTAAACATATATGAACTTCACGATATACTCAAAGGACGGATGTCCTTATTGCTCAAAGATAAAGCAGGTGTTGTCTGCTAAAGGTTTAATGTACGTTGATTATAAATTGGGGGTTGACTTTGAAAGAGAAGCATTCTATGATCAGTTTGGTAATGGATCAACATTTCCTCAAGTCGTTTTAAATAACGAGAATCTTGGTGGGTGTAATGATGCTGTTAAATACCTTCGAGAAAAGAACTTTATCTGATGGAAGAATTTTACGATCTTGTTGAACATGCTATTGATGCTGCATTTGAAAAGGAGATGTACCTATTCAAATGTTATACTTATCTTAAGCATATTAAAGCAACTCGTAAGCAAGTGAAAGAGTTTATTGATTCTAGTACAGCAAAAGAGTTAGCTCTCTTAGTGTATGATCTAGAACAATATATTAAAGGTGGTTCAGATAATGAACACTGCCAACTTAGAGAAGCATACGGTCACTTAGGCAAACCAAGAGCAAGAAAGTTACGAAAGTATCTTCATGGTATACTGAGTGATGCTTGGCAATACGAGGTAGATCGTAAGCCAGGTCGGAAGAAACTCTCTAAATAAAAATAACTGCGGAGAAAAACTATGGAACCAATCATTATTGCACTGGTTGTTTTAGTTGTTATTGGAGCATTTATCCTTGGGGTAACTGTTTCTTGGTTAGCAAAAGGATACGTGGAAGACTACGTTGAAAACGCTGCCTATGCTAGAGCAGTTATACATCCTGAAATGATGGATGCTAATGGTAATATTATTCATGAAGAATTAATTTACCTTCGTAAAGAAACTGATTTTGATGAGGACACTGAGGATTAATTATGCCAGCAAAAGCACTTGATAATAGTAACTCTAGGTTACTTATTAGTGAGGTCTTGAGAAAGGTCTCTAATGCAAAAACTAAAGCAGAGAAGATCAAACTTCTCCAAACAAATAATAGTCAGGCTTTAAGGTCGCTATTAATATGGAACTTTGATGAGAGTGTCATCTCTATGATCCCTGAAGGGGAGGTTCCTTACACACCTAATGATGCACCAGTAGGAACTGATCACACTCGTTTAGAGTCCGAATACAGAGGGTTCTATCGCTTTGTGAAGGGTGGTCAAGATAGTTTGAAGTCACTTAAACGTGAGTCAATGTTTGTTCAGTTGTTAGAAGGTCTATCAGCAGAAGAAGCAGAGTTGTTATGTCTGGTTAAGGATGGTAACTTAAACTCAAAGTATAAACGTATTACTAAGGCAGTAATAGTAGAAGCATTTCCTGCTATTGAATGGGGTAATAGATCGTGAGCAGTAAAGATGTTAGAGTCTTCCATGAAGATTGTGACCCTACACTTGCAAATGATAAGAAATTACCCTATAGTGCATACTTAATAGAGTATATGAAAGAGGACCGTATTGCCTATGACATTGCGATGACTGGTAGTCTGGTAAGACTCTTTGATTATTACTACGATAAGTATAAGAAAGATTTTAGATCTTTTAAACAAACTGAAGGTACTATTAATCCAACATTATGGAACCCACCCAAGAAAGCAAAAGCACCCAACCAACCACCTCGAAAGAAAGGATGAGTGTATACTTTGACAATAAAGTAAAGGTTAAAGATTCTCAAGAAAAGAAAAAGGTTGAAGACATTAAGAGAGGAGCTGAAGTAGTTGCTAATCTTATCAGACCTTTAGTTCTTATGTTATTATGGAACTGGATAATGCCAGGTCTATTTGGTCTTCAAACTATAGGTTATCTAAAGGCGTTTGGTCTTTATATAATGTCTCGCATTTTATTTAATCATGAGGATGTAGATTACGATGAGTAATGTTTCTTTGATCTCTGTGACACCTGATGCAGAGAAAACTATTGGTTATATTGCTAGGGTATCTAACCCAAACAACCAAGACAATCCAAAGGTTGCTGGTCTGTTATCATATTGTATCAAGCATGGACACTGGAGTGTCTTTGAGCAAGCACACATGACCCTAGAGATTGAAACTACTAGAGGTCTTGCTGCACAGATACTAAGGCATAGATCATTTACCTTTCAAGAATTCTCACAGAGATATGCTGCTACTAATCTGTTAGCAGATGAGATTCCTATGTTTGATCTTCGTAGTCAGGACACTAAGAATCGTCAGAATAGTAATGATGATGTACCTAAGAATAAGAAGCAAGATCTTCAAGAGAAGATTGCAGAACACTTTGTTGAAGCGATGGATCTATACAATGAACTGCTTGCAAATGGTATAGCAAAGGAGTGTGCTCGGTTTGTACTACCTCTTGCTACACCAACAAAGCTTTATATGACTGGTAGTATACGTTCGTGGATTCACTACATAGATTTACGTTCTGCACATGGAACCCAAAAGGAACACATGATTATCGCAGAAGCATGTAGGGATATATTCATAGAGCAATTCCCTGCTACTGCAGAAGCGTTAAATTATGTACACACCCAATAACACATACCAGAGATGCCTACTTACGATTTTATTAATAAGGAAACAGGTGAGGTTACTGAACACCGTATGTCAATGACTAAACTTGATGAGTTTAAAGAAGAACATCCAGAGTTAGATAGATACTTTGGTAATCAAGCCACCTCTGCTACCTATGGCAAACCTAAAATGGATGATGGATTTAAGGAAGCCATGTCCAAGGTACAGGAGGCACATCCACTTGCAAACTTGAGTCGCTTTACATAATGCCAAGAGCTAGAAAGAAATCCAACGGTAATGGTAATGGTACTGCACCACTACAACCCATGTCTAAGAAGATGATGAAGAGGAAGAAACCAATTGATAGGTCATACATGACCGATATCAAACCTCTTACTGACAATCAAACAATTGCGTTTGATGAGTATAAGAAGGGGAAGAATCTTCTGTTGCACGGTGCTGCTGGTACAGGTAAGACATTCATTATGCTTTACCTAGCACTACAAGAAGTATTAGATGAGACTTCACCTCATGATAAGATATACATTGTAAGGTCACTCGTACCTACTAGAGAGATTGGATTTCTTCCTGGTGATCATGAAGACAAGTCATACTTATATCAAATACCATACAAAAATATGGTTAGGTATATGTTTGGTATGCCTGACGATAATTCATTTGAAATGTTGTATGATAACTTAAGATCTCAAGAGACCATTGACTTCTGGAGTACTTCATTCATTAGAGGTACTACTCTTGACAATGCTATTGTTATTGTAGATGAGTTTAGTAACTTGAATTTTCATGAATTAGATAGTATAATAACAAGAGTAGGTGAGGACTCTAAGATTATGTTCTGTGGTGACATCACCCAGACAGATCTAACAAGAGAAGCAGAGAAGTCTAAGATATCAGACTTTATTCAGATCCTTCAGGAGATGAATGACTTTGCTTGTATTGAGTTTGGTATAGATGACATCGTAAGATCTGGTCTAGTCAAACAATATCTAATCACAAAATATAATCTTGGTTTCTAAATGACTTTTACTTTTGTTGATGTTCCACTTAAAGAAATTGAAGTGGAACCTGTGAATAAAGATGGGGTAAGATTTTATCCTATTCCTGGTGCTGATAAATACTATCCGAGTGTTACCTCAATCACATCGTTTAAGAACGCAGCATTCTTCGCAGGTTGGAGAAAGAAAGTAGGTGAGCATGAGGCTAATCAGATTACTGCTAGAGCAACTCAAAGAGGTACTGCATTCCATAGTATTACTGAAGATTATATTAAAGATAAATTAAATCTTGAAGTATACTTGGAAAATAATCCATTATCTGTTAGAATGTTTCAGTCGGCAAAGACTACTCTTGACCGCATTGATAACATACACTGCTTAGAAACATTTTTGTATTCACATTACCTTGGACTCGCTGGTCGTGTAGACTGTATTGCAGAGTTTGATGGTGAGTTAGCAGTTATCGATTTTAAAACCTCCACTAAAGAAAAGAAGGAAGATTGGGTTGAACATTATTTTGTTCAAGAGACTGCGTACGCAGCGATGTTCCTAGAACGTTCAGGTATTGAGGTAAAGAAAATTGTCACACTCATTGCGGTTGAAGATGGGTCTATACAAGTGTTTCAGAAATACAATCTTGATGACTATCTACAACTACTCAAGTCCTACATTGAAGAATTTATTAGGGGAAAGAATGCCTAAAGAAAATGTTTTAGAAGATAAGTTCTTAACTCCTACTAAATTCTCTGCAGAAATTGAAAGGTTGGTGCATAAGAGCAGTGGTCTCATTACTTACATCGAGGCAGTAGTAACCTACTGTCAAGAGAATGAGATCGAAATAGAAACTGTACCAAAACTTTTATCAAAACCATTAAAAGAAAGACTAAAGCATGAAGCTCAGCGTCTTAATTATATGAAGCAAACAACTAAAGGAGTCTTACCCTTATGACAGACGCTACGTTTTTTGAATCAGAACAAGTTCAGGAAAATTTGAATGATATATTTAATACCTATCATGAGATAGCTTCTATGACCAACCATCTTCATAAGATGGATGCAGAAGCAAGAGTTGAGCACATTGATAAGTGCAAAGTTCTCATAGATAAACAAAAGAATTTTTATACTAGGTTAACTTTAGCATCTAAAGAAGATGCTGAGGCAGCAGACATGAGGGTGAGGATTGATGCTTTGTCTCAAGCATTTGGATATGCTAGTCTTTTAGACTGCATGGATGCTATGCTCGTTACGTTAGGAAGAGCAGAAAAAAGTCAGTCAGAACATGATTGACATTACCTAAATAATATGCTACGATTACACAGTAGCAACAATACACACAATACGGAGAATACGATTATGTCATTTGCTTCACTAAAGAAAGCTGCCTCTGCTGGTAGCAGTCTTAGTAAACTGACACAAGAGATAGAAAAACTAAACCAACCTCAGAGTTCAGGTGCTGATGAGCGTCTATGGAAACCTGAGTTGGATAAATCAGGAAACGGTTATGCCGTTATCCGATTCCTTCCTGCTCCAGATGGAGAGGACATGCCTTGGGCAAAGATCTGGTCACACTCCTTCAAAGGACCTGGTGGTCAGTGGTACATCGAGAACTCTCTTACCACTATAGGTAAGGATGATCCTGTCGGTGAAATGAACAGGGAACTATGGAACAGTGGTCGTGAGTCTGACAAGGCAACTGCTAGAACACAGAAGAGAAAACTCTCTTACTATTCTAACATCTATGTTGTGAGTGACCCTGCACATCCAGAGAACGAAGGAAGAGTCTTCTTATACCGCTACGGTAAGAAGATATTTGACAAACTAGTAGAAGCAATGCAACCTGCATTTGCTGACGAGACTCCACTTGATCCATTTAATCTATGGAAAGGTGCAGACTTCAAGGTAAAGATTAGAAAGGTTGATGGGTACTGGAACTATGATAAGTCAGAGTTCGCTGCACCTGCTACTCTAGCTAAACTAGATGATGATGAACTAGAAAAGATTTGGAAACAGTCCTACTCACTTGCTGAGTTTGAATCTGCTAAGAACTTTAAGTCATACGAACAACTTAAAGCAAGATTGAGTCTTGTTTTGGGTAAGTCTGCACCTCGTACAGCACCTGTTGTTGATGAGAGTGAAGAAGAAGTAGCACCTGCTAACTGGGGTAAAGAAGTATCAGATTTCAGAGAAAAAGTAGGGGCAACAGCACCTGCTTCAGCAACTGAAGGTGATACGCTCTCATACTTTCAGTCATTAGCAGAGGAGGACTGATTATAAACTGGCACAAGGAGGACTTCATATCCTCCTTTTGCTGTTATAATAATAGTATTAAAGGAGAATTATGAAACTAGCACCATTATTATTGTTTCCATTTCTGATTGCTGGCAGTGCTCAAGCGTATGAGTCACAACCAGGCTGGTCTTCATCGAGAAAATGTATACGTAAAGAATATAGAGAAGAGTATGTTCCTGGCACAGCAAACAGTCCAGGATATGTTAAGTCATGGCATGATACTATTGAAGTACCATGTAGGCCATGGAGATCATCACCTCCTAGAGAACCAAGACCAATCTATCAAAGACCACCATCACCTGACGGTAATGAGTGTAGTGATGGAGCAGTTCTTGGTGGTATCTTAGGTGGAGGTGCTGCAGCAGCACTATCTCAAGGAGATGGACGTTGGTGGGCAATTCCTCTTGGAATAGTTGGTGGTAGTGTGATAGGATGTGACATTGATGGAGGGTAATCCATGACGGAAGAGAAGATCAAAAGTCTTTGTTACACTAAAGAAGAAGTTGATCTTATGATAGCGGCTGCTGTCGCAGAAGCAAAAGAGATTGATAGAATCTCTATGGCAAAACATAACCGAGAAGCTACTATTATTAGTATGATTCTCGGTTTTACTTGTTTGGCATTGTTTTTGGATGGAACACTAAGATTGCTTGGTATCATCCCACCTTTTATGGACATAGATATAAGTATAGTTGATAAGATTGCAGACAAAGTAGAGACTGAAATCCTCCCACTAGTACAAAAGATACCGAGATTTTAAATGAATGTTTTTGATGACTTTCTTTCTGAGAAAGATGCAGGTGCTATACAATCCTATATGATGTCAGAGCATTTTCCTTGGTTCTATTCATCAGAGGATCCATCTTGTAAGTATGAGCATGTTTTTTATTCTGCTAAAGGGGAGAATCCAGAACCAGATAGAGAAATTGCTGCTGGTACATGTTTAATATTAGATCCTTTGATGCAAACATTGAAAGTTTCTAAACCATTTCTTGTTAAAGCAGTCTCTATTGCACAAACAGATAATATAATACAGCAAGAGTATGCTACTAGTACAAGGAAGACTGCATTTTATTATGTTAACACTAATGATGGAGTACTAGAAATTGGAGATAGTAATGCCTCATATTCTCCAGATAATATAAAGATTGAGAGTCTTGCTAATTCTATTGCAGTATTAGATGAAGGAGTAAGGTATAAAGGATCTACATGTACTGATCAAACAAGAAGAGTTTTTATACGTGTGGAGTATGAAGAGCAACCATATAAAATGATAAAAGTCGATAAATAACTGTTACGCAAAACTTAAATCATTATAAAAAAACCCTATTTTATGAGGGTTTCGTTATAAAATAGTGTGTAAGATTCAACACAATACAAATGTCAGGAGATTTTTTCTCACATAATGATCAACAACCACCTATACCTGTAGAACAGGCACGTGACCTACAACAGAGATGCAGAGCATCTATGGCTATGGATGAGATTAAAGAATCTCGGTGGATTGATACCAATTACATTATCGAATTGGAAACTATGATTGTCAACTCACGGTACAGGACTGGTAGTCCAATGCAAGAGTAGCGTCATATATTATTCAACTTTTAATTCCCAGGAAAGGGCAAAAAAAACTCGGCATATTTTTTGATATGTAGGGTTTTTTCTAATATGAGGAAGTTGCTGCTTCACCACCATCAAATGTTTGAGTTGTAGTAGTGGTGGTTGTAGTTGTAGTGCTAGAACTGCTTGTATTTGTTGTAGTGCCAGTAGTGGTACTTGTTGAAGTTGTAGTAGTTGAGGATTCACCAAGTTTTATAGTTGAACTTCCAGGACCATTATCATAAGATACTATAGTACCAAGTTGGCTTAAGGATATTGTTTCTGAACCAGAAACGTATCCTTTTGTATTTAAGAATCTTTGTGAAACACTTAAAGGTGTAAATTTATCATTTTCATCATCTAATTCTTTATGTTCCTCATAAGCAAGTAATTCGTCAATTTCACTTTCTATTTTATTAATTAGACCTTGAGTAGGAATTCTAATAAATCGTTTTTTATCATTTAAATGAGATTCGTGTTCGTAGTTACTTACTGGATATATTGATTGTTCTTTGGTTCTTGTTGTTCCATCAGGCAGTACTGCTCTAAAAGTTTCGTTAACTTCATGACCTTTTTCAATAACTTTAATATCTTCAAATCCTGCTTGTTCCCATATTACTTCACGTGTTTCCCAATGGTGTAAATCATCTGGATCGTTATCATATTTTTCATTTACATAAATCTGTAGATCCGATTCTCTTTTAGGCCATTGTTCGTAAATATCAGTTATATTGTTTACTAAAAGAATTAACCAATCCATATAAGCAGTACCACATACCGCTTCTGCAACTTGTTCTGGTCTTATGCCATCAGGTAATGTTTTTAACTCAAATTGAGTTACATATTGGTCTATATCTTCTCTTATTCTAACTCGTCTGAAGATATTTTTAACAAGGTCGTGTGTAAAGGCATCATCATCTGTGATACCTTTTCCAACATATACGTTTGGTAAGTGAGAAAAATAAGACATTAGTATCCCTGTGTGCAGTTGTCTGCTGTAAGAAGTGTTACTTCGGTAAATGATAGGTTCATAATAACTGCTGGTACGCTTAATGATCTGACTGTAGGATCATTAGAATCATCAGCTGCAACTCTTTTTAATGCATTATATTGATTATCTGGAGTATAGTTAAGAGTAACACCACTGCAGACTGAAGGCATAATTTTAAAATGTAGATTTGGTGTTATATGGGGTACTGAACTTATTGTCTGATCTGCTGCTAAACGTACAAAATCTATTTCAAACTTATTTGGGATAGAGAAGAATCTTCTTTCCTCTGCTGCACTTCTTATACCACTTGTTCCACCTAATATATCACCTCCAACGAGTTTATCCCATGCAGTTTTACCTTTATTAAAGGCTTCATCAACATTATCTCCTTGATCAGCATATCTATCTGGAGTATCAGTTGATCCATATGGCATTCCAGATAATATATCTCCTCTTTGATATCTTGGATGAGCACCTGCTTTAAAATAATGTATAATTTCTTCTATTGTCTGTGCTTCTTGAGGATCTCTAGCAAACATTTTGAAACTAAAGTTATGCTGACGGAAATTCATATTATTGAATATTTGTTCCGTATAGGGGTTAAATATTCTTCCCCTTGTCATTGCTTCTAGAGATTGCTTATCAACACTACCTTGTAATCCCATCATACCACCAATACTGTTAACTGCAGTTGTTAAAGTATTTGCCATGAATTCTGGAGCAGATGCTCTTGCAGCAGCTTGAAGGACATTGGTTAAATCATTCATGTCATCAAAACCTTTAGCACCACCTACTGCTCCTAGTGCTACACCACCAACCCCAAGATCTACTTGTCTGTAATTAGCAGAGTATTGGGTAGTTATTTGCGGAGGCATTGCAAGATATATTGCAGCAGGAGCTGTACAATATTGCTTTTCGGCTGCTGAGTAATTATATAATGAGTTAGCCTCCATTTTATTACTATCATCAAATTTCATCCTATATTGCTTAAATCTCACATAGTCAACAACCTCTGTTCCACCCCACAAATCAGGATTATTTGAATCTGATGGGACAGGAGGTCTTAATGGATAGGTATAACAAGTACCATTTAGTGCAGACATGCGTTTACTAGGCTAAATATTATAGTGATCATATATTTTATTTATGCGGTCTAAGTATAAAAAAGGCAAATATAAACTTACTAAACCTTCAAAATATAGAGGGGATCCCCATAATGTCATTTATAGATCATCTTGGGAGTTTAAGTTCATGCTATTTTGTGAATCATCCGTACATGTTACTGAGTGGGGTAGTGAGGAAATAAAAATTCCTTACATTCGACCAGATGAC